GTCATTGTTAAGCAGGACAATCTTGTCAGTGCGCGTAGCTACGATGCCAGCATTGCAAGCGCCTGAATAACCCAAGGGCTTGTCATTCCAAACAACTTTGATGTGCTTCTCAAAGCCGATGCTGGTAAAGCGCTGCGTTAGCTCTTTCAGGTAGACATCGGTATTGTCCGTACAACCATTGGCCGAAATGACCAATTCCACATCGGCCATGTCGGTGTACTTGAAGACAGACTCTAAGCAGGGCTTTAGTAGGTCATCACAATGGTTGTAGGTCGGTATGACAATTGAATACTTCATTAGAAAGTTCCACCGTCAACCCCACCTGTGATTGCGTTAGTGCTGCCATTCACTGACAAGCCTGCATCCACAAGCACGGCTTGACTGCCCGTTGTTGAATTGGTGGCAAACAAGATAAAGCCTGCCGTTGCGCTTGCTGTAGTGGTCACATTGGTTGGTGGCGCGCCAGAGAATCCACTGACACCACTGAATCCTGAAACGCCCGAGCCGCTGAATCCAGAAATGCCCGAGAAGCCACTGAACCCTGATATGCCTGAAAACCCTGAAATGCCTGAGAAGCCACTGAACCCTGAAATCCCACTAAAGCCAGAGCGACCAGAAAACCCTGAAATCCCACTGAATCCTGATATGCCGCTAAATCCTGATATGCCCGAGAAGCCAGAGGTGCCACTAAAGCCACTGATGCCTGAGCCAGAAAAGCCTGATATGCCAGAGCCTGAGAATCCTGAAATGCCACTAAACCCTGAGAATCCACTGATGCCACTAAAGCCTGAGATACCAGAAAAACCTGAGATACCTGAGAACCCAGAGATGCCGCTAAAGCCACTAAAACCAGAGCGCCCAGAAAATCCTGATGTGCCGCTTTGGGCTACGCCATCAAGACCTGAATAGCCACTGAATCCTGAATAGCCACTAATGCCTGAAAACCCACTAATCCCTGAAAAGCCTGAGATCCCACTAAAGCCTGAAATACCTGAAAAGCCAGAGAACCCCGAGGTGCCTGAAAAGCCAGAAATACCCGAGCCTGAGTAACCCGAGATGCCCGATCCCGAATAGCCAGAAATCCCACTGAAGCCCGATATGCCTGAAAAACCGCTGATCCCTGAGAATCCTGAGATGCCACTAAAACCTGAAGTGCCCGAGTAACCCGATACGCCAGAGCCTGAAAAGCCTGAAGTGCCGCTGTAACCCGAAATGCCACTGAACCCCGAGATACCACTAAAGCCAGAAATGCCGCTATAGCCCGACAGGCCCAAGCCTGAGAAGCCGCTAAACCCTGAGTAGCCTGAGATACCTGAAGCACCCAGTGCATTGGTCCAAGTGCCACCAATGGCACCTTCAAACTGCGATAACTGCGTGTTAAAGCGAATCATCCCGTCTTGTGCGACAGGCCTTTGCGCAGTATTGCCCTTGGGCAGCGTCATCGATGCGGTGCCAGGCACTACTGGGTTATCAGCCAATCCCACCGTGGGATTAGCGCCATCACCTGTGCCGTTGGTTACATCAATCTCATCAGCCGTGCCCGTAAGCGTGACAACGCCGATGCTGTTGCCACTGGTGCGCGATAAAAGGCCAACGCCTGAAGACTGCGCCAGGTTGAGAACCAAGCCTGAAAGCGACACCGTTGGGTTGCCAGCAACGCCATCGCCATCGGCAACGCTAATACCTGCCGTTCCAGCCGCGATAGAGCGCGCTGTGAGCGTTGTTGCGTTGGTCTTGACCTGAATACCTGTCCCTGCTGTTACGAGGCTTGCAGGCGCTCCAGAGAGGCTTAGAACGAGGGTTGAGCCAGCGCCGTTATCTGTGAGCGTTAAGCCACCACCTGAAGTGCTTAATTGGCGTGATTGCGAGAGTGAGCCTTCACTCGTTGCTGTGACAAAGCTGTAATTGGTTACAGGGACCGCGGCAATATCTGCCACCGTCGTTTTGACGGTGCCACCATCCTGAACGATGGGCACAAGCTCGGTACCCGTGAGGGCATCGGCGGTCGGTAACTGGGTGATGGTTTGATTGGCCATTAGGGTGACACCGCTATTCCATCGAGGTTCCCATTGTTCTCAGGCGTCTGGGTATTGCCTTCCGTCGAGACAATGACATTTTGTTGATCCGTTGTCACCAGATTATCCTGGATTGCAGCCACTGACACATCAGGTCTCGGAAAGCGCAAGTTGATGCGCTCAGTTTGCCGTGCCGGTAACCGATAAGGATCTTTCTCATCCCTGCAATTTTCCTCGCACACCATCAGCCCTGGAAAGTTGATGTCAGGCCCCAAGGTGGCGTGAGGACGCTTCATGCGACACCGATCGCAAATACCGATCGCGATGTCGGAATAACCCTCAGTGTCAAGAAACATCGGCATTATTTTGTCCTACCCTGAGATTCTAGAGTAGCGCGGCGCGACGCAACTCGCTTCGCAATTTGCTCGGCAGTCTGCTTGCGACCCTTGCCTGCTTTACCACCCAGACTTCCAAAGTTATCAGGCATCTTTTTTGATCTTCCAACCAGCCAAGGCGTTGGGCGCGAAACACCCTTAAGCGGACTTACATAGTCATACCCACGACTTTTTGATATTGGCGGCTTTTTGCCGCCAGGGGCGATATTCCAGCCCATCGTATCTGTACAACGAATTCTTGATTCAAGCTCATAGCAATAATCTTCTGAGCCAATTACCAATACCTCTTTTAACAAGTTTTCCCATCCATATTTGGCTATAGCATTGGCAAGCCTAGGATTCTCATGTCGATCATTCTTTTGCGCCCAATAGTGGCCATACTTCCATCTATGTTTAGCGTTTTTTGAAACGCCAATATAACCTTCGCTCATAAAATCTGAGTGATGACTTGCCCTTATCCAATACAAAGTGCAGGCGCTCATTTCGTATAAACTGAAATATTCGGGGCCAGGTAAATCGGGCTGCGGTCGCGTTCTTCAGCCTCGGCCAGTGCCAGGTACTTACCAGCCTGGTCCTCGAGGTATTTGATGCGCTCCATGGGCACAGCAGGCAATTCCATGCTCAATTGGTGCGCCAACATGCCGATCGTGGCCAGATACCAGCGCTGTGGGATCTGCAATTCGTCAGTCAAATCACCCACATCCATGATTTGCTTGGAATACCAGACCGTCATTTGCACATACCACTCGTTGGGGACTGGCCAGAGGTAAATTTCAGGCTGTGGGACCGTGCGATTGAACCAAAACTGGTAGGGCTGATTAGCTGTGAAGTTTTTGTTGGGCAAATTGGTGTAATCGTCGCGATTAAGCCTTGCCATCTGGATTTCACGCGAGTTATTGCCCACATAAAACTCACGCAAAGCCAGTGTTGTGCCACCAGACGCCCTTACTCGGTAGTATTGGACGCTCTGACCAGGGTCGATGTCATACCAAGCCCATTTTTTATCGGTGACAACCACTGATCCGATGTCATACAAGGTGTTCCAAGTTGATCCATCGGTCGAATACTCGAGGGTGAGAGTCCATGTGGCACTTCCACCACCAGAAATATAGGGGAGCAGGCCGATTGACCCAGCATAAATCGGGTTGCTGGTGCCAAAATTGATCGCGATATTGCCATTAGTGCTTGTTTGCAGGCAGTAGGTATCAACATCGCTGTCCCCTGCATAGGCTGCATTGCCGCCAGCGCTGCTCGAGTAGCTGCCCGAAGGCCTTGTTAATGTGCGGTAGAGCACATTCAAGGCGTCATTGGCGCCCACTGGCAGCGTGTAAATGTACTTTTCTGGCGTTAGGCCGATGACTTCCTTCTTTATGGCCCAGTATTGGATGCCAATGTTGATCAGGTTAGTCAGTGTGAAGCCAAGCGACTCGCGTGCGGTTAGTAATTGCTCGCTAGTTAGCTCTTCAGCAAGCTTGCCACAGCGCCTCGCAGCGTGGTCAATCAGCGTTTGGACATTAAAAACCTGGCCATAAGTATCGGAATAGGACATTTCACCAGCCCGGACAATTCCAGCGTTTCATGGACGCTCTGGCTCGAGATCCGCGCTCAGATTTACGCGCAACTGGACCCATACGAGCGCAAAACGAATCACGCCTTGGCCCTCCCTGGGGCTGTGGCGCTTTTAGGTTTGATCCTGTTTCTCGATTGTACTTTGCCCGGCCCTTGGCGGTAAGACCCGCGCCTTGATCTGCCGGAAGCTTCTCACCGCGGCCAATCGCCAGGCTCGGACCGCCGTTCTTAAGCTGTTCAGGAAGCTTTGCATACGATTTCCCCTTTACATTGGACTGCGTGTACTCTGCAGCCACATCAGGTCGAATGCCAACCTTCTTGGCAAACTTCGGATTGTTCTCGGCAGCTTTCATGAGCCGGAACTGCGCTTTAGTCTTGGCAGGCATTTAAGCTATCTGCCCCATGGTAACAATCAACGAGGGGATAGCCGGGTACGCAGGCGTCACACTCGATGGCAATGCTTCAAGCGTTACATCCGTCGATTCAGGCAGCCAAAACAACTGCACATAGTCATTAGCATTAAGGTCCAAATAAAAGTTCCATGACGCCACACCAAAGCCAAAAATGCTGGCGCTCTTACGCGCTGGTATGGTTACATTGGTTGCCGAGTTAGCAAGATCTGAGCCGTTGATCTTGATCCAAATCGTGACAATGTTCTGCGCGTTATCAACATTCTTGAACTGAGCACTAAACTGAAAGTTATAAATGCCGTCATTAGGCACTGTAAAACGGCTATTGCTGACCACCGTGATGCCATCGGTAATGTCTACCGTATTGCAAGTCATGGCCGTGCCAACAGTGGTGCTTCCCGTCTGATCTAGGGTGCTGCTAAAGCCGCCATAAGCCGCGCCAAACGCACGCAAATCACCGATGGTTGATTGCACATTCGCGCCACTTTGCACTAACGGCACAAGCTCTGCGCC